TGAACAGGGCCACCACGTCACGCTTGCCACGCTGGCGGTTCAGCACCTTGTCGAACGCCCCCGGCAGGATGGTCTCGCGGAACCCGCCAAGGTCCACCGAGGTGGTGTTGTAGCGAACGGCATAGCCAGACAGGACCGTGCGGCCGTCGGCCCGAGTCTCGACAGCCACGCCGCCGTCGTCGGCGAACTCCCAGTCGCGCCGCTCGATCTCCGTCGCCACCGCCACCACGTCCATCTCGTCAGCCATCGCTCGCCTCCGTGCTCGGGGTATCTTGTGCCGGCGTGTCTTCGCTGGTTCCGTCCTGCTCCTCGGCCACGTCCTCGACCATGTCGCCCGGCGTGTCCTCAACCTCGCCCGGCGAGTCGTCGCCTTCTGGCATCGGCCCAAGGTTCTCCTTCTGCCGCACCTCGTCGGGCGTCAGCCACCGATTGCGAATGGCGATCTCGTACGCCTGGTACCGCGTCGTGATGTCCGACCGCAGCAGCCCTTCGACGAGGAACTCCGCGTACAACTCGCCGTCCTCGGGGAGCACGTCCCGCTCAATCGCACCCTCGATCCGCCGCAGCCACGGGGCAATCGTGAACTTCTCGAACGACACCATCTCGCTCTGCAGGTTGCCCCACGTCGCGCGGCCCAACTCCTGAATCATGTGCGGCGGCATCCGCCAGATGCGGCATATCGCCAGCAGCGATTGCATCCAGAGCTCAGCCAGTTGGCTCTCTTGATTCGTGGCCGTGATCGTGTCGGCCTTCAGTCCGTTGCTTAGCACCGCCGTCTCGCCGGCGTTCCTCGCCCCCTTGTGCCGGGCGTTCCACGACTCGCGGAGCCCACGCCGCTGCTCCTCGTTGAGCACTTGGTCGGTCGTGAGGATCAGTCCCGGCTGAGCTTGGTTCCTGTAGAAGTTGGCCGCGTAGCCCTCCAGGCTGCGAGCCAGGCTGATCGCATCCCGGCCCAACTCGATCGGCACCTCGCCGTGGATGCCGTCAAACGAGATCCACGGGATGTGGCAAATCTGGTCGTCGCGGTAGATCGTCTGCCGGCCCGTCTTCGGGTCCGTGAACAGGTACGTCTTCGTGCCCTCGTCGTCGGGCTCGACCTGCATGCCGGCCGGGTTCAGCGGTCGCAGTTCGGTCACCTGCCCATCGGGGCCGCGGAACTTGAACTGGTAGGACGAGCCGTAGAACCCCATGTGCAGGCAGATTTGCTCAACCCACTGATACCGGGTCTGGTAGCGGTTCGGTCGCTTGGCGAGCACGTTGTAGATCGCCAAGTCCTTGGCCCGCTCGCTGCTGTGGTCGTCCAGCCGGCGATAGACGTGGAACGGCAGGCAGGCCACGGTCTCGGCCACCACGCGGGCACACGCCATGTACGCCGCCGTCCGCATGGCGGTCTCGGGAGTCACCCGCACGCCAGACTCGGCAGCAGCGGCAACTAGGTCATCCCAGCGGCTCATCCGGGTCTCAAGCCAGCGGATCTCGGGGAGCGTCGCATCCATGCGGTGTTCACCAGAAGGAAAGTTCGGGCATCGCCTGCGGCGTCAGGCTTTCGCCCATGTGCGAGCCGATCGCCATCACCAGAGCCACCATGCCGTCGATACGTTCCGTGCTCTTCGCCTTGCTGGGCTTGATGTTGCCGGCCGAGTCGCTCTGAACCGCTACGTTTCCTGCTTGCCAGCCTAGCACCGGATGCCCAGCGTGCCGCAGTTTGCCGTCGATCGTGAGTGCCTCAAGACGCTTCGCCGGGGCACTCATCGACGCGAACCCTTGCCCAAACATCTGCACCGGCAAGCCCTCGGCAACGAGCTCCTGTGCCAGCATCGTCGCGTTCCATCGGTCGATGGCGATCTGCTTCGGCTGGAACCGCCCGCAAAACTCCATGATGTCCCGCTTGATCGTGGCGTAGTCCGTGCTCTTCCCGTCCGTCAGCCGCAGGAATCCGTCCCTCGCCCACTGGGTGTAGGGCACCCGGTCAGTCCGCTCCCGCTCCGCGGCGTTGGCCTCGGGGCACCAGAACATCGGGACCACGTCGTACCGGCCAGACTCGTCGGGAAACACAGCCACGAATGCCGACGTGTCCCACGTACTCGCCAAGTCCAGCCCCGCCCAGAACGGCCGCCCCTCCAACGGCTCGAGCTCCACGCCGCAGGCCGCCCACTGGTCAGGACGAATCCACCGGATGTCGCTGGTCGTGGGGATGTTCAGCCGGTACCGCAAGAAGGCGTTGAGCTTGGTGGCAGAGTTCTCGGCTTCCTTGCAGTCAGCGGCGAATGACTCCTCGCTGATCGTCTCGCCTAGCGAGGGGTTCGCCTTGTGCCAGACCTTCGGCGACTTCCAATCGTCCTCCCGGTCCGCGGCGTAGATGCAGCCGAAGAACGACGGGTCGAAACCAGCCGGGTCGGAAAGGCACCGCTCGGCGTAGTCGTGCTGGTCGTACCACAAGTGGGTCTTGTTCGCCTCGCCAGCCGTCGTGATCGACAGCACCAGCGGCTGACGCCGAGCCGCACCGCCGTACCGAAGGGCATCCCACAGCCGGCGGTCGCCCCGTTGAGCGTGCAACTCGTCGAACAGCAGGCAGGAGATATTGAGCCCCTCGGCCCGGAACGCATCCGCCGACAGCACTCGGTAGAACGAGTTGCTCCCACGATGCACGATCGTTTTCCGCGAGTCGAGCACCTCCAGCACCTTCGACAGGGCCGGCGACGAGCGGACCATCGACGCGGCTTCTCGGTAGATGATGCCTGCCTGCTCGCGATCCGACGCGGCACCGTAAACCTCGGCCCCGGCTTCGCCGTCAGCCACCAGCATGTAGAGCGCGATGCCGGCGAGTAGCGTGGATTTGCCGTTCTTCTTGGGGATCTCGATGTAGGCCTGCCGATGCTGCCGCGTGCCGTCAGGTTTCAACCGGCCGAAGATCTCGCCCAGCACGTACTTCTGCCACGGCAGCAGCAGGAACGGCTGCCCGGCCGTCTGGCCCTTGCTGTGCTTCAGCACCGTCTCGAAGAAACGGTACACCCGGTCGGCCTTCGCCTGGTCGATGCCGGGGCGATGCTTAGCCGTGGGCGAAGAACTCTTCGAGCTCGTCCTTTTTGACTTCGACTTGCGTGGCAAGCTTCGTTCTCGACGAGGGGGTCAGCCCGAACTCTGACAACAGGCTAGCCTTCATGGCAACCAACGAGCGGTACATCGGCCCCGCCGGGTTTGGCTTCACGCCGCCAAGGTCCGTGTGCATCACCGCCCCGCCGGCCCGCAGCTGGAGAAGGCACGACTGCTCGGCCGAGTGGACTTCGCACAGCGTCGCCAAGGCTTCGCCGTCGCCGGTCGTCAGGACGCCCATCCGAGTCAGGATGCCGGCGAGCTCGTGCCACTTGGCCACGGCAACCTCGTCCACCGCTAGACGCTCGGGCATCGGCGGAACACCCGGCGGCATGCTGGGCTCGCGGCCTGCACGCTTTTTCGCGGTGCCTTCAAGGATTCGTAGACCCGTCGGCTTCGGCCGCCGCCCTGCTTTTGCCATGGTGGCCTCCTGCTAATCGGCCGGATAAGGGCACGTCCCGTGCCGCTAAATGTGTGAAAAACCCGGGCGATTTCGATGCCGCGTACGCACGCTGCCCCGCAGGCGGTTTATCACGCGCGGCCCAAAGTTTTCACAAAACAACGACCCGGCAATCGCCTGTTCGCCTTGAGTATGCAGCCCACCATTGCCCAGCCCTGCCGGCCTGCATTGATCGCTCTGTGTCGCTTGCGATGCGAGCCTCACACTGGTGGGCAGGGGTCTCCACTACCACCACGTCGCAGCCTAGCCTGTCTGCCCACCACTGCCTCTTGTCTGCATTTGGCTCGGCCACAATCAACCATGCCCTGCCATGCTTGCGGGCGTCTGGCTTGCTCAGGCTACCAATAAGGTCATTTCGCTTCCGCACGGCAGGCCCGATCCACTTGGCCCCCCATGCGTGTAGCGTCGTCCCTGCTAGGCCCGAAGCGATCACGTCTAGGTCAATCACCAGATCGTTCGGCCCCTTGTGCACGTCCACATAGGTGCTCTTGCCTGACGCTGGGGGGCCGCAAACCAACGTCACAGGGATCAGACTGTGCCGCATCCACGACGGGTGTAGCGTCCACTTCTGCGGCTGATCGGAGCCGCTCATCTCGCGGCGGGTCTTCTTGCCATGGCATGACGCACAAAGCGTTTGCAGCCCACCAATCTCGTCGGACGGCAGGTCTTTCTTGCGGACGACATGGTCTACATGCGCCCGCTTGCCATGCACCAGGCACCCACACACCTGGCACTGGTAGCCATCCCTCAGCAGCACCTCACGCCGTGCCGCCTTCCACCCTTGCGAGCAGTAGCCACGCTGGTGAGCGTTCGGCCTGCCGATGTCGGGAGCCCTTGGCTTGGGCTTCCTGTTGACCCACGGCGGCCTGAACGTCGGTATTCGGTCTGGCACGTCAGCCCTTGAACACGGCGGTCCCGATGGTGCCCGTGCTGTTGGTGGTGGCCGACAGCAGCTTGATGTACTGCGTGGCGAACACCTCGTCGGGCAGGGCATAGGCACGGCCTTCGGTAGTGGACGCGGCGAGGGTCACCTTCACGACTGCTCCGTCCTTGTCGTACAGCTGGAAGAACGGGCCGCTGGTCGTGTCGCTGGCCCAGATGTTGATCTGAGTGGCTGCGGTCAGCATGGTGCCTACCTCGATGTGCCCGCCGGCCATGTCCAACATGGGCAGCGTGTTGGCGACCGAGGTGGCGGTCGAGAGCGTGAAGGCGAACGTCTTGCTCTTGCGGCGGATTCTGACTTCCGACATGGCTATAGCTCCTTGTGAGGCACGGGTGCGGCCCGGTGCGTGGCCTTTCGCTTCAGCCTACCCCGCGCCAGCGACTTCGTCGGAGGTTGCTCACAGCAGCCGCACGCGGTTCGGCCCGGCGGGGACGACGTTGATGTTGACGGTTGCCTCCGGGTGGGGAGGCGACGGCAGTCCCGCCGCGTACTGCTCTGGCGTGATTTCTTCGACGGCACCGGCGGCAAGCAGTTGCGGCAGCAATGTTGCGGCCGGCTCCCACGCAACAAACTCGTCATGTACTGCCAGCATCACTCGCCCCGATACGTCCTTGGGCGCGACGGCCACCGGGTCAAAACATGTCAGCGTCTTGCCGTCTGCCGACGGATGCCCCCACGCGGCGTCCAGTTGCAGCCGGATCGTCTCATACAGCGACAGGTCTGCCGTGCGAAAAAACCTCATGGCAGCGTCACTCCCCACTTTTGGGCGAGATACTTTTCGACCGATGACAGTTCTGAAGCCGTCAAGGTTCTGCTGTACAACAGGATTTCTGCTACCACGCCAGAAAAATATCTTAGAGTTGAGCCGTCTCTGCCAACTTGAAAGACTGCATCAGTCTCGTTTGAGCCGGACGCAAAAGTCCCAGCCTGAGTCCCCTGGGTGCCGTTGACCCGCACCGTAAATGTGGTTGCGTCGATTGTGGCCAGGACGATCTGAGAACTAGCGGCAACAGCACCACCGACGGTGCTGTTAAACAGCGCATTTCGGTACGATGCCGTCCATCGATTGGGAGTTGATCCCGTATTGACATTGACGCCATTAGCAGATGAACCGCGAGCAAACAGCACTGCCTCAAAATTGGACTTTGTGTCAACCATTTCCGCATCAGGTATCACGGCGATTGCGTACGTTACATACCCAGACAGTGAATTTGCGTTGAAGGTTGTGTTGATCTGGTCATTGGTGCCGTCAAAATACAACGCGCCTTTCCCGTTCATTCCAGACGCTCTGTATTCAGGGCGATTGTTGGCGGTCGTCTGCGTGGCCGTAACCCCGCCTACCTTGCTATTCCATTGCGACACAGCGCCGCTGACTGTCGTGATCGTGGAGGCGTCAGCCCCGTCAAGCCATAGTTGCAGGCTGCCGATCGACGACGGGTTGAATCCCGTGGCCCGTGGCCGCAGTAGCCGTCCATTCATCCCCATTACTTCGTCTCCCGTGGCTGGAGTGCGTACAGCAGCCGCGTCTGCTCGCGGACGGCCTCGGCGATGCCTTGCTGCGTCTCGCTCAACTGCCTGACGAACGACCGGTGCTCCTCAACGAGCGGCAGCAGCACGTCGTTCCGCAGTACCCAGCCGGCAGCCAAGGCTACGAGCGTGGGAAATCCCCACCGCTCGATGATGCCGTACACGGTTTCCTTCGCTGCGTCCGTCATGGTGTCTCCCGCATCGCTTGCATCGCTGCCCTGTTCTCCCGGCTCTCCAGCCACCAGCGGATCAACGTCTTCACGACCTCGCTGATCAAGGCCGACAGCACGAGCGTCAGGATGATGCCCATGCCGTAGTTCCCACGGCGGGCAAGGCTCTTGGCGTAGATGCTGCCGAACGCCTGGACCTCGCCGTGGTCGCTTCTGGCCATGGCGGCCGACGGCCAGTCTCGCACGGCGTCCGCCACGATGCGGCTGACAACGCGCCGGCCGGCGGCGTGCTTCCGCACGCTCAGCTGCGACCACACGTAGGCGTCAAGTTCGTCCCGGGTCATTGGCACCTCCCGTCAGAGCATGCCTTTCCGGTGCCCTTGCACGCGGGGCAGGCGATGACGATGCGGCCGTCCGTACTCATGCGTCCGGTGCCGAGGCACTTGGGGCACTTGCCGGCTGGCACGGCTGGCTTCGGCGGGGCTGGAGTCGGGGCCGGCTCGTGCCGCATTTGAACGATCATGCGGGCCGTCTCGGCGGCCAGGTCAGCGGATACGCTGTTGTCGCTGGGCAGCGTGGCAACGCAGCCGGCAGCGACGACGAGAAAGGCGAGCAGGTAACGCATCACAGGATTCCTCGCAGCCAGTTGTCGGGCAGGGCGGTCGGCTTGAACCCGCTGTAGCCGGCGTAGACGTAGGAGTCACGGCCAGACAGCATGCGGTCCACGACCTCGGCGTCCACCCAAAACGAGCAGTTGCGGACGACCTCGGGCATGTCCTCGGGGAAATGCTTCCCGATGGTGTTCGAGTCGCCCCACGAGTTCGCACAGAGCAGGCCGGGACGCTTGCCGAACCGGACGCCGACGAAGCACATGCAGTGCCACCACACGCCGCCGGCCTTGCAGAACCCGTCGGCGTCGCGGGCCATGCTGAAGCCCTGCCCGCTGCACACGACGACCGGGTAGCCGTTGCTGATCGCTGCGGCGGCCTCGTTGAAGTTCGTGGCCAGCGTCGTCTCCGAGCACCGCCGCTCCTTGGCGAACGGCTCGAGCACGTCTGGCATGCCGTTCCGGCCCCAGTCGCGATCACGGGCCTGCTTGCCCTCTTCGCGGATGATCGTCCCGGCGTAGTCAACGCCGTAGTGCAGGCAGCCGTAGTCGCGGACGCTCTTGGCGGCATGAAACCCGGTGGACCCGTCGCCGCCGGTGTTCGTCCGCTGGCCGCGGGCCTCGACCCGGCTGAACCCGTACAGGCTCGCCTCAATCGTGCGGCCCTTCCACGTCTCGGGCTCTTTCCGCCAGTGAATATCCGTCGCGGCGAGCACGTCCACGGCGAGCGACGCGCCCCAGCCGACGCAACTGCCCACGTTGCCCTGCGAGCCACGCCGCCAGTTCGGCGAGCAGGCGAGCAACGCCGGATACAGCATCACGTCCTCGCCGGCCGCCCGCAGGTCAGGCCCGGCTTGTGCCAGCGTCGGGTGCCGCAGCGTGGCGACGAACGACTCAGCACCTTCGGGATCGGGCACATAGCCCATGCCACGATCAGGCATCGCTCAGCCTCCTGCCAACGCCATGGCCCGTGCAAACTCGACGTAGCGGCCGCGGATGTCGGCGGTGGCCGGAACGTCGTCCGTTCCGACCGCGGCCGCGTAGGCGGCCTCCACGGCCTTCCTGAGCGATTCCTGACTCCCGGCAGCGTGGCCGCCGATCCGCCGCCAAGCGATGTCGATTGCCAGACCGGTGTACGCCCGAAGTTCGCGGGTGTCGCGGAACGCTGGCTCGCGGGCCGTTGCCTCGGCTGCGACGACCACGCCGACCTTGGTCCACACGTCGCGCCACAAGGCACGGTCTGACGCCGGCAGCGACCGCAGAGCGTCGACGACCGGCTGAGCCACGGCCGGCACGTCCACCGGAGCCGGGGGCGTCGGCCTGGCCGGCATGGCCGGCAGGTGGCCCCACGCGGCCCACAGGATCAAGCAGGCGGCCGCTGCCCGGCCGGCGGTGCCGGCGTAGGGCTTGCCACGCTTCCAGGCTTCAGCGAGCCACGGGGCGGCTTTGTGGAGATGCGGGCCAGCGACGAGAGCAACCGCCGCCACAACGGCCCCGGCGCGAAGCAGATCATTGGTCATCGAATCCCCTCGGCAAGCGTCAGGAGCTCGCGGACCAGAGCCTCACCTTGCGGCGTCTTGAGCACGTCGGCCACGCGAGCCACGATCCGGTCGTCCACGCCGGCCTTGGTCTTCGTGGCAAGCCACTCGCACGCTTCGGCCACGATGATCGACCGCTTGTACGGGTCGGCCTCGGCCATGAACCGCTGGCCGTAGGCGAGCAGCGGCGACCAGGCGTTGAGTAGGGCAATCTGCTGCCAGATCGAGAGATTCGCCCCGTACTTGGCGAGTTCGGCGGGCGTGGCTTCGTAGTTGGCCATGCGATGCGTCCTCCGTGACGTGATCGAGCCCCGGCTGTATGCACCGTCCGAGTGGCAGATCCCAGCCGAGTGGGCCGCGAACTGCACCTCG